ATGGGTCTTGTTCTGACCGCTGCGCCCGCCGTGGAGCCGATTACGGTGGACGAGGCGAAGATGCACTTGCGCATCGATCATGGCGACGAGGACATGCTGCTCGCCAGTCTCATCGCCGCATCACGTCTGCAAGTCGAAGCGGTGCTCGATGCGGCGCTGATCACCCAAAGCTGGTCGTTGGAGCTGGATGACTGGCCGGACGGGCGTGAACTGCATCTGCCGATATGGCCTGTGCAGTCCGTCGAGGCCGTGCGCATTTCGGATCGGGATGGAGAAATGGTCGAGCTTGGTGCAGAGGCATTTTCGCTCGACGGAGCAAGCAAGCCGCCGCGGCTCGTTTCCATTTCCGGCGACTGGCCCAGCCCCGGAACTCGCGCGCTCGGAATTGAAATCCTGTTCACCGCGGGATTTGGAAATAGCGCGAATGATGTGCCGCCGCCGATCAGGCAGGCGCTGTTGATGCTCGTCGCCCATTGGTACGAGCACCGGGAGCCCGTCGAAACGGGCAAGCCCACGGCCTCAATTCCCGAAGCGATATCGGCGCTCCTCATGCCGTATCGAACGGTGCGGATATGAAGACTTGGCCTATAGGCGCCCTGCGCCACCGAGTGCAGCTGGAAGCTCCCTCGCGCAGCCCCGAAGAGGCAGGAGGCGCTGTCGTTCTCTGGGAGCCCGTCGCAACACTCTGGGCCGAAATCATTCCTTTGTCCGGAACTGAAGTGTTCCAGGCAGATGGCATTTCAGCAACGGCGGCTTTTGAAGTGCGCATCCGTTTTCGTCCGGATATAAATGCAGAAATGCGCTTCGTATTCGGGGAGCGCGTCCTCGACATCAAATCGGTTCGCGACATCGAGGGTCGCCGGCGCTGGCTAAGCTGTCTATGCGAGGAGCGCAGCTCATGAAAATCGCTGTGCGGATTGAAAAGTCCAGAGGTCGGCGCGAGCGCGCATTGAGTGAGCTGCTTGCGGCGGCCAGATCCGGGGCTCAGCGCCGTGGCGGTGGTGCCGGGCAAGTCGTTTCGCTTCAAAATGACGAGGTGAGTTATGACGTCATCCAGCCTGGCGCTGCAGATCGCGATTTTCGAGGCGCTCAGGACTGACGCGGGCGTGCTCGCTTCGCTCGGCGGCCCGCGGGTTTACGATCACGTCCCCCGCAAGACGGACTATCCTTACCTCACATTCGCGCAGACCACGGTGCAGGACTGGAGCACAGGCGCTGACGAGGGCGATGAGCACATCATCACGCTGCATGTGTGGTCGCGCGTGGAAAGCCGCACCCAGCTGCAAGAGATCATCGCAGCCGTGCGCGCCGCCCTGCACGACCGGGATCTGCCGCTCATCGGACACCGGCTGATCAACCTCAGGTACCAGAGCGCGGAAACGCGTCGCGAGCCGGATGGCGAACGCTTTCGCGGCATCATCCGCCTGCGGGCCGTGACCGAGCCGCTCGCTTGATAACCCGAAACTCTGCACTGGAAAGAGCTCAGGAAATGGCAGCACAAAAAGGCAAGGATCTCCTGTTGAAAATCGACTCGGACGGCCTTGGCGCATTCGAGACGGTAGCAGGTCTGAGGTCACGCTCACTTTCGTTCAACATGGAGGTGGTGGACATAACCCACCAGGAATCCGCGGGACAATGGCGCGAGCTGCTGGCCGGCGCAGGCGCCAAAAGCGCCCGGATTGCCGGGTCGGGCATCTTCAAGGATGCGGCCTCGGATTCGGCGATCCGACAAGCCTTCTTCGACGGCCTGATCCGAACCTGGCGGGTCGTCATTCCGGACTTCGGGACGGTCGAGGGGCCGTTTCAGATCACGTCATTTGAATTGACCGGCCGGCACGACGGGGAAGTCGCATTCGATATCGCCCTGGAGTCTGCCGGCGAGTTGTCGTTTTCGGCTCTTTGACGGAGTGAGCAATGGCAAACGCGCGCCGAGGGGAAATCGAGGCCTGCCTCAACGGGAAGACATGGAAGCTTTGTTTGACGCTTGGCGCACTTGCCGAGCTCGAACAGGCGTTCGGCGACGACGATATGCTCGCGCTGGCACAGCGGTTCGAAAAAGGCCGGCTCAGCGCAACGGAGGCGGTGCGCATCCTTGGCGCCGGATTGCGAGGCGCAGGGCACGACGTTTCCGATGAAGAGGTGAAGGCGATGCGAACCGAAAACGGGATTGTCGGGATCGTCGACGTCGTTGCGCGGCTGCTTGCGGCAACATTCGGCATGCCTGGTGGGGCAGCTGAGGAAAGCACGCCGCGCTCGGAGGTGCGCTCGCTCGACCCTTTCCGTGGGACGACGTGATGGCCGCTGGGCTCGGTCTGTTGCGGCTTCCACCGGCCGCATTCTGGGCCATGACGCCAAAGGAGCTGGCAGCCGCGCTTGGTGCGCTCCACGGTCCGGCACGGATTGATCCACCATCCCGTACGGAACTCCGCCGGCTGATGCAGGCCTATCCGGACGAGCATCAGCCAGGGCGAATCGAAAGTGAAATTCACAATGGCTGAACCCGTCGAAACTTGGACGGTCGCAATCGATGCCGATACGTCCAGGCTGCAGCAAGAGTTGGCGAATGCGACCCGCATCGGCCGGCAGTTCGGAAATGCGCTGACGAATGCCTTTCAGGGTGTGGCGCTGCGCGGGCGGGATCTCGGCGAAGTCCTGAAATCGCTGACGCTGAGCCTATCGCGCATGGCCCTGCAGGCTGCATTCCGTCCGCTGGAGCAGGGCCTTTCATCGCTCATCGGCGGCGCCTTCTCCGGTGTCGCATTCGCGAAAGGAGGGGTGGTGCAAAATGCGCTGCCTGTTCCTTTCGCATCCGGAGGTGTGATCGCGAGTCCTGTAACCTTTCCGCTTGCCGGCGGCCGCATCGGGATAGCCGGGGAGCGTGGGCCCGAGGCGATCATGCCTCTGACACGTGGTCCCGATGGCAAGCTCGGCGTGCGCGCCCAGGGTAGCGCCGGTGTATCGGTGACGATCAACGTATCGACCCCCGATGTAGAAGGCTTCCGTCGGTCGGAGTCGCAGATTGCGGCCATGCTCGCGCGTGCCGTCGCCATGGGCCAGCGGAACTTATAGCGCTGCCGTTCAGTGCGTCTTTTCAGCAAGGAATCTCGATGGCATTTCATGAGATCCGGTTTCCGACCGACATTTCTCGCGGCGCGGTCGGCGGTCCGGAACGGCGCACCGAAGTCGTCGTGCTGGGTTCGGGCCATGAGGAGCGGAACAGCCGCTGGGCTGATTCCAGACGAAGCTATAATGCGGGTTACGGCATCAAGGCACTGGACGACCTGTACGCCGTCATCAGCTTTTTCGAGGAACGGCGCGGTCGGCTCTATGGATTTCGCTGGCGCGATCATTCCGATTGGAAATCCTGCCCGCCGTCGCAAGTGCCCGCCGCCACAGACCAACTGATCGGCACGGGAGATGGAACGACGGCCATCTTCCAGCTCACGAAGACCTACGGCAGCGCGCATGCACCCTGGAGACGTGAGGTGAAGAAGCCGGTCGCGGGCAGTGTCATCGTCGCAGTTGATGGCGTCATCCAGACCGAAGATGTGGCGTTTACCGTCGACAGCACGAGCGGGCTTGTCACGTTCCAGCCAGGGCATATCCCGCAGCCCGGCTCCAAGGTCACCGCCGGTTTCCTATTCGACGTGCCGGTCCGCTTCGACACCGACAAGCTCGAGATCAATCTGCAGGGCTTCCGGCACGGAGCTATTCCCAACATTCCGATTGTTGAAATTCGGCTATGAAAAGTTTGCCTCCGGGCCTGCAGGCCCATCTCGACAGCGGCGCCACCACGCTCTGCTGGTGCTGGCGGCTGACGCGCCGCGACGGAGTGCAGATCGGCTTCACCGATCACGACCGCGACCTGACTTTCGATGGCACGACGTTCGAGGCTGCGGCCGGCTTCACCGCGACGGAGATGAAGCACAGCGTCGGCCTTGGCGTGGACGATTTGGAAGTCGAAGCCGCGCTTACCTCGGAGCGCCTGAGCCAGGATGATCTCGCTGCGGGCCTCTACGATGATGCGCGCGTGGAAATCTTCCGCACGAATTGGAGCGATCCCGAGCAGCGCGTGCTCATGCGCGTCGGCAGCCTGGGGGAGGTCAGCCGTTCCGGAGCATCTTTTCGGGCCGAGGTAAGGGGGCTTTCGCATTACCTCCAACAGCCGAATGGCCGATTGTTTCAATTCACCTGCGATGCTGATCTCGGAGACAGACGATGTGGCGTCGATCTCACCTCTGACAGTTATAGGGCGACAGGGATTGTGACGGCTGTCTCTTCCCCGCGCGCATTCGAGGTCAGCGGCCTTGATGAGTTCACCGAAGGGTGGTTCGCGCGCGGTCTGCTTACGTTCAGATCAGGTGCAAATCAGGGCCGCGCGATCGAAATTCGCCACCACCGCCGGCGCGATGGTGCTGCGCTCATCGAGCTCTGGCAGGAGCCGGCGAAGGCCGTCGCGATTGGCGACGAGGTCGATGTCACCGCCGGTTGCGACAAACAGCTTTCGACCTGCCGTGAAAAGTTTGCCAATGTCGTAAACTTCCGGGGCTTTCCGCATATGCCCGGCAATGATTTTCTCACCTCTTACGCGCGCAGGGGTGGCGGCCGATGAATTGCGCTCAGCGTTCTCCGACACGCATGGCAGTCGTGAGAATAGCGCGCTCCTGGATTGGAACGCCCTATCACCATCAAGCAAGTCTCATTGGCTGCGGGACGGATTGCCTGGGCCTCGTTCGCGGCATCTGGCGTGAACTGTACGGCACGGAGCCTGCCACGCTACCCCCGTACACGCGAGACTGGGCCGAGGCGACTGGTCGCGAAACACTGCTCGATGCTGCACGGCGGCATCTCGTCGAAGTGGAGAACGAAAAAGCCCAGCCGGGCGACGTTCTTGTTTTTCGGCTGAGGGAATGCCTCCCAGCCAAGCATGTCGCGATACTAGCGACCGGCACAACGATGATTCACGCCATGGAGGGCGTATCCGTGGCCGAGGTCGCCTTTGCACCCTGGTGGAGAAGGCACCTCGCCGGAGTCTTTTCGTTTCCGGGGATCGAAGACTGACATGGCAACACTTGCTCTTGCAGCTGCGGGCGCCGCGGCGGGCAGCGCGCTGCTGCCGTCCGGGCTGACCGTCCTTGGCGCCACGATCGGCGGGGCAACCATAGGTGCTCAGGTCGGCGCACTTGCCGGCTCGTTCGTGGATCAGGCGCTGTTCGGAGCATCCGGGCAGAGCCGCACTTTTACGGGTCCGCGAATTTCGGATCTGCGCGTAACCGCCTCGACCGAGGGTGCGCCCATTCCACGAGTCTATGGCCGGGCGAGGGTCGGTGGCCAAGTGATCTGGGCAACTGACTTCGAGGAGGAGGTCGTTACCTCACAGACCGGTGGCGGTGGCAAGGGCGGAGGCAGTAGCGGCGCGTCGAAACAGGTCGAATATCGATATTACGGCAATTTCGCGGTCGGGCTTGCCGAAGGTGAGATTTCAGGAATTGGCCGTGTTTGGGCCGACGGCCAAGAGCTCGATCTCAGCAGCGTCACCTGGCGTCTCTATACCGGCAGCGAGGATCAGGAGCCTGATAGCCTCATCAGTGCACACGAGGGTGCGGAAAGCACACCGGCCTACCGCGGGCTCGCCTACGTCGTTTTCGAGCGGATGCCACTCGCCTCATACGGCAATCGACTGCCACAGCTCTCGTTCGAGGTGTTCCGCGCCGTCGATGATTTTCACCGGAATGTGCGAGGCGTTGTATTGATCCCGGGCTCGGGCGAGTTCGTCTATGCCACCGAGGAGGTTACGCGGCTCGAAGCAGGTGGCGTGCAACTGGCGGAGAACGTCCACACGCGCCAGGGTGGGACAGATTGGACGGTTTCCATTGATCAGCTTCAATCATCCCTTCCCAATGCAAGGTCCGTTTCGCTGATCTCGAGCTGGTTCGGCACTGATCTGCGTGCCTCCCATTGTGAGATTCGGCCAGGTGTCGAAATCGCAAAGAAATCGACCAAGCCACTGACGTGGAGCGTTGCCGGCTTGTCCCGCTCTGCCGCTCACGTCGTAAGCCTGCACGAGGGTAGGCCGGCCTACGGTGGCACGCCTTCGGATCAGACCGTGATTTCCGCGATACGCGACCTGAAGAAGCGCGGCTTTTCCGTCGTACTGACACCCTTCATTCTGATGGATGTGCCTGCGGGGAACTCCAAGCCCGACCCGTACAAGGGCGGTGCGCCGGGGCAGCCAGCCTATCCTTGGCGTGGGCGGATCACGGTGGAGCTGGCGCCCGGACAACCAGGAACTACGGACAAGACTGTAGCCGCTGCTGCTGAAGTGGCCGCTTTCGTCGGCACGGCGTCCGTCTCTGATTTCGCAGTTTCTGGCGATAGGGTTGCCTACGGCGGACAGCCGGAATGGTCCTATCGGCGGTTCATCCTTCACCACGCTTTCCTGGCAAAGGCCGCTGGTGGCGTCGACGCGTTTGTCATCGGAACGGAGATGCGCGGCCTTACGCAAATTCGCAGCGGGCCTCAGGACTATCCGTTCGTGGCCGCCCTGGTCCAGCTTGCTGCCGATGTAAAGCAAGTGCTGGGGCCCGAAACGAAGGTCACCTATGCGGCAGACTGGTCTGAATATTTCGGCCACCAGCCGCAGGATGGATCGAACGACGTTTATTTCAACCTTGATCCGCTGTGGGCATCGCCAGACATCGACGCCATCGGAATTGACCTTTACTGGCCCCTGAGCGATTGGCGCGACGGGGCAGACCATCTCGACGTCTTGGCCGGTGCCCGCTCCGCATATGATCTTGATTACCTGAAATCCAATATTGCCGGTGGGGAGGGATACGAATGGTATTATGCCAGTGCGGCCGATCGGAATGAGCAGAGGCGCACTCCGATAACGGACGGCCAAGGGAAACCCTGGGTCTTCCGCTACAAGGATCTCAGATCCTGGTGGCTCAACCAGCATTTCAATCGACCTGGTGGCGCCGAGCAGGCAACACCCACGGAATGGGTGCCCCAATCGAAACCGATCTGGTTCATGGAAATCGGCTGCCCGGCGATCGACAAGGGATCCAACCAGCCCAATGTCTTCGTTGATCCGAAGAGTGCCGAGACGGCGCTCCCGTACTTCTCGAACGGGAAACGGGATGATTTCATTCAGCGCCGCTATCTGCAGGCGCTGATCGAAGCCTTCGATCCTGAGCATCCCGGAGCGCTGCCGGCGCTCAATCCCATTTCAGACATCTATGGTGGGCCAATGGTCGACCCATCGCGAATGCATGTCTACGCCTGGGATGCGCGCCCATTCCCGGCTTTTCCGGCTGATACCGAGACCTGGGGCGACGGCGCCAACTGGCAGCGAGGGCACTGGATCACCGGCCGGATCGCGAGCGCACCGGTTGCCGACCTCGTCAGACGAATACTCGATGATTCGGGCTTTCATGCGCATGACGCGAGCGCACTCACGGGCATTCTGCCCGGGTACACGATCGACCGCCTTATGGCGCCACGCGAGGCGATCCAGCCTCTGGAGCTCGCTTACTTCTTCGACGCTGTCGAGACGGGTGAGCGAATCGTATTCCGCCCAAGGGGCGCCGGGCGCCAGGTCATCGAGGTTTCCACGGATGACTTGGTGGAAGAGCGGACGGGGGCCAATCTCGTCACCATTACCCGCGGGCAGGAAACCGAGCTTCCTGGTTCGGCAAAAATTACTTATGTTTCGGCCGCGAATGACTACCGCCAGGCGGTCGTCGAGGCGCGCCGGTTGGCGGGAGCGAGCGCCCGCGTTTCACAGGCCGATCTGGCGCTCGTTCTGGAAGATGAACAGGCGGCGGCTATCGCCGATGCGTGGCTTTTCGAGGCGTGGGCCGCGCGGGAACGGGCATTATTCGTTCTGCCGCCGAGCAAGATGGCCATAGAGCCATCAGACATCATCGCGATCTCCGAAGGAGGACGCTCGCGGCTTTTCCGGGTGAAAGAAATTGGCGACCACGGCGCACGGCAGGCCGAGGCGCTGAGCATAGACCCGGCGCTCTATTTTCTTGGGGAAGGCCCCGCGCGCAGGCATCGGATATCCCCGCCCACGGCATCAGGGCAGCCGCTTGGGCTGCTTCTCGATCTGCCGCTCCTCAGAGGAGATGAGCCTGAGCACGCCGCGTATTTCGCCGCATCACAGTCGCCCTGGCCGGGGGGCGTTGCGCTTTTCCGCTCGCCGACTGAAACAGGCTATACGCTCCAGGGTGTTGCGGAGGTGCCGGCAATCACGGGCGAGCTCCTCGATGCCCTGCCGCCAGGGCCGGTCGGGCGATTCGACAAGGCGGCCCGCTTGCGGGTGCAGCTCGCCGTCGGCGAGCTCGCGTCGGCTGAGGAACTGCAGCTGCTGGCCGGGGCCAATGCGGCGGCCGTGCGCAACGCTGCCGGCGATTGGGAAGTACTGCAGTTCCAGTCTGCTGTGCTCGTCGGACCGAAAACTTACGAGCTGTCCGGCTTTCTGCGCGGCCAAGCCGGTACTGAAGGTGCAATGGAAAGCGAGATCCCGCCCGGCGCTCCGTTCGTGCTCATCACTCAGGCTTTGGTGCGGGTTGACCTGGCGCCCGCGGATGTCGGCCTCGAGTACAATTGGCGCTTCGGCCCCGCCAATCGGGATCTAGGTCACCCGAGCTACGTGCAAACGCGGCATGCCTTCCGCGGGGTTGGGCTGCGTCCGTTAAGTCCGGTGCATCTGCGCGGGAGAAGATCCCTGAACGGCGATCTGGCTCTGGCTTGGATAAGGCGAACGCGTGTCGGCGGGGATAGCTGGGAGACGGCCGAGGTGCCTCTTGCAGAAACCGTCGAACGCTACGAGGTCGACATCCTCGACGGCGCATCCGTGAAGCGGACCATATCCACGACCGAGCCCGCCACCATCTATACCGCGGATCAGCAGATGGCCGATTTCGGCGTCCTGCCGTCGGCGCTCAATGTCCGCGTCTACCAGATGAGCAGCGTCTGGGGGCGCGGATCCCCCTGCAGCGCGGTCGTCTGACGACCGCTGTCAGTTTCCAGAACCCTGTAGCCCAAGGAGATTTGTTCCATGGAGCAGCCGGCATGGCTCGAGCACGCCTGGCGGGAAGCTGGCGTACGCGAGGAGCCAGGATCTGCGAGCAACGATCGTATACTGCAATTTTTTCGGGATGTCGGGCATCAGACAGTCACAAGCGACGAGGTCGCCTGGTGCGCGGCATTCGTCGGCGCCTGCTTGGAGCGGTCCGGATTTCGGAGCACACGCTCGTTGCTCGCGCGCTCCTACCTGGAGTGGGGTGAGCCTCTGGCGAAGGCGCGGATTGGTGCGATCGCGGTCCTCAGCCGAGGCAGTGATCCGGGTCAGGGCCACGTCGGTTTCGTTATCGGTGCGACGGCAGAGGAGCTCTTCCTTCTGGGCGGCAATCAGCAGAATGCGGTCTCGGTTCAGTCTTTCGAAATCGACAGGCTGCTTGGATTCCGCTGGCCAGCTGGAGCTGTTGAAAAGAGCTCAGCAACGGATGAGCTGTTCGACCTGGCACTCGCCCACGTCCTGGAAATGGAGGGCGGCTGGACGAATGATCCCCACGACCCTGGCGGGCCGACTAATCTCGGCATCACACTCGGGGTCTACGCGGCGTCGAAGGGCACGACGATCACGGATGCCAATCGTGAGGATCTCATTGGCGAGCTGAAGCGGCTCGATGCCGCTTCCGCGCGGCCGATCTACTACGAGCGCTATTGGGTTCCGTCGCGGGCCGCAGAGCTGCCCCCGCCGATCGCGCTGATGCACTTTGATGCCGCCGTGAATCATGGGGTCGGAAATGCCGCCCGGATGCTGCAGCAGGCATTGGGCGTTGCCGTTGATGGTGAGATCGGGCCGGAAACCCTCGGAGCAGCCCGCACCCACCCCGTCATGGAAACTGTCCATCGCTACGCCGACATCAGGCGGGCGCGCTACCGCAGCCTCAGCCATTTCTGGCGGTTCGGACGCGGCTGGTTGAGACGAGTCGATCGAACACTCGCTGCCGCCGAGCGGCTCGGTGATGCCGCAACCAAAGCTTCCCGGCAACTTCAGAAAGGAGCAGGACAGATGTCAGCAACTGAAGGCGCGGCCGCCGACAGCAAGTGGTGGGGGCACTCCATGACGATCTGGGGTGCAATCATCACCGCAGCATCAACGGTACTTCCGGCCATCGGTCCGCTAGTGGGGATCGATATCACCCCGGATCTCGTCAACGAGTTCGGCGACCAAGTGACGAACGTGCTGCAGGCCATAGGCGGGCTGATTGGCATCATCATGACCATCTACGGGAGGACGCGGGCAAGCACGGGACTCGGGCGTAAACAGATCACCCTCCAACTCTGA